CAGAATATGAAGAACGAGTACATCGTAGCGATTGACTACAGAGCGAATTACAAGCCGCTGACCATTGATTACAAGATGCTGAAGGCGGAGAATCTGCTGGATGCCATGAACGAGGCCGAGCAGTACATGGACAAAGAAACGGTCTACCTTCTCAAGATCATGAAGCGCAGCGGGGCAGCTCACAAAGTCAAGGGCGTGGATGCACGAGAAGCCACCTACACCGACGTTCTCACCAACCGGGGCAATGGCTGGCACAGCACCGATGTAGCTCACTGCGAGCAGCCTTGGATGAGCCAGATGTGGATGTACAGCAACGGTTTTGTTGACCTCTACTACTGCGAGGAAGTCCGACCCGCCTGTACGACATCCTGATGAAGTGAGGAGGTGTAAACGATGCGTTACCAGATTGTTTACTGCAAGCGGGGCTGGCCGCTCACCACATGGGCCGACAACGCGGACAGGGCACGGAAACTGGCCGAACAGCTCCGCAGCACTGGTTATTCCGTCGATGTGTGGCAACACACCAAAGACGGAGCACAAAAAACCGACATTTAACCCGCCTGATGATGGCCGCTGGCACCGGCCGAAACGCCCTGCTGGGCGTCGCGGGAGCCACCCGCAGATACATGATATTTTGGAGGATTTAGCTATGGAAAACAAGAACATGACCGTTGCTCGTGAGTGGGAGAACGACCCGAACTGCTTCCTGCGGATGCTGAACAGCCCCGCACAGCAGCGGAGCCGCGCAGCCCGCCGCCAGAAGGATGCCGACCGGGAGCGCTTCAACAACGTGCTGAACGCCGTTGCCATCGGCGCAGCAGCCTTTGCCGTCGCCCTGCTCGTTATCTGCTTTGTTCTCTGATGGAGGTATCAGCTATGGATAACCAGAACATGACCTATCCCGAACTGCGGGACCTGTTCGTTGAGCGCAACAAGACCCAGCTTGCAAAGCCGGTGAGCGCCTGCATCGTATTTGCTGACAGCAACTGGCCTGACCACCATTACCCGCTGCGCAGCCGCACCTATGAGGTCAGCAGCGACAACAAGGCTTTCCGGTCGAGCTGCTGCTCCACCAGCCTGTTCGGTTCCTGCTTGGATGGCACCGACCAGATGGTTCGCCTCGACTGGTACATGAAGGACTTCGGCAACAAGGGCGGCTGGGTCGTTGACCACTGCTACCTGAAGGAGAACGGCTATGAATCCGATGTATGATTGCTCCGGCTGGCTTGACCGGTTCGGCGGAGTAACGGAGCCGCCTGATGACCGGGGCATTGAAGAAGAACCTGAATGGCAGCGGCCCGAAGAAGCCAATGCCGTTTGCTGGGGTGACTGATGGAGGTGAGTGATATGGGACGTGGCAATGTTTGTGTGACCGGCTCGTATGAGGGTCTGTTCTACATCGACAACGATGATCTGCAGGTCTGGCGTAAGGACGGCCCTGACGGAAAGGAGCCTGAAATTCGGATGATGGCAGACATCAGCCTTGATGAACTTGTTGCCGATGACTGGTACGTTGATGAAATCGAGAGCAGCTACAAGGAGGAAGACGTTCTCAGATGCTTCTGCGCCGAACTGCGGAAGCTCTGCCCCAGCTTCCAGCCTGCGGCCAACTCGAACGTCTGGCTCGGAAATGAGCGTCGGGTCATCCTCGAAAACGAGCTGTTTTACATCTGCGTGGAGGATAACGAGTGGTCACTGGCCGTCGAGCTTGTCCAGAAAGACGGCTACTCCGACTGTCAGAGCGCATGGCTGGCCGGCCTTCAGAAACGGCGCTATCGGGAATACCTCGATAGCATGAAAAAGGCCCTGCTGGCCCGCCTGCCCAGCATTGGCGTTCGCACCGGGCCGTGGACTCACGGAACTATCACCAGAGAGGAGGCTGGCGTATGC